CCAAGCATCCCTATGATCCTGGGCGGGAGGAATTTCTGCTTGAAAAACTCGTGGATGTCATCGGCGTCCATGCCGGTGTCCTGGCTCACGAGTTCGGCCACCTCGCCGAGCCACAGCCACATGAGGGAGTTCTGAGACAGGGACCGGCGCTTGCGGTGCGGCTCCACGGTGACGCGCCAGGGCGGGTCCAGGCTGATCGCGCGGAGCATGCCGATCGCCCGCGCGCGTAGCTTCTCATCCCTGATTATGATGGTCTGCTTGCTCAAGGCGTCACTCAGCTCCTGGCCTGGGCGTTGATGGCGGCTCGCCCACACCAACGCCACCCAAGGGCAACTGCTCCTTGTCCTCGGCGCGGGCGTCGGCCTCGGCGTCGGCCTCGTCGGGCGCGTCCTCCGTGGTGATCTTTTGCGCCGACAGCCCATCATAGGTGTCGTTGAGCTTCTCGACCAGGTCGCCGCGCCCCATTTCCCGCAACCTTGACATGGCCTTCGGCACGGTGACGTTGACCGCCCACTGATCGATCAGGGCCCCGAGCTTGGCCGCCCCTTCCAGCACCCCCATTACGTAGTGCGTGAAGGTATCCGGGTCGTCGAACGTGTGTTCGTTCCCGTCGTTGTCGAGGACCACGAAGGTCGCCGCCAGCGTCTCGGGCTCCTCCTCCGGCGCGGCAATGGCGGGGGCGCCACGCTCCGGCCGCTCCGCCGGGACGTCCGCCGCCGGTGCGTAAATTGCATCCTGCGCTTCGGCGAGGTCGCCCATGTCGATCAGCTCCTCGGCGCTGTGCTGGAGGCCGAGCAGGCAGTCGCCGAACTGGTCCCGGAGCGTGAACGCGCGGATCCGGTACTTGAGCATCCGCTTGGGGTGCGTGATCCAGGGAGTGAGTCCCCCTTTCTGAGTCTTCTTGCCCCACAGCATGGCCCGCTTGGCGTCGAGAACCGAGAAGGTTTCCGTGACCTCGTCCTGGCTGGCCCGCTTGACCGTGCAGACCGCGGCAAAGTCGTCCGGGAAGTCGTCCTTTTCGTTGGCCGGCTCGTCGCCCTCGAATGTCTCGCGGATATATTCGAGCTCGCCCGAATTGCGGACGATCGACAACTGCCCGTCGCCGTACATGGCGAGCTTGCCATCGATCACCGTGATCACCGAGAGGGCCGAGGGCGGGGGCATCCCCACCGCCGCGCCCGCCTGGATCGTGGCGAAGATGGCGGCGGTATGCATTTGTTCGCCTGGATTGCCGGGGAACTTCTTTGCGAAGAGTCCCGACTCGGCGAAATACTTTGCCATCAGCCAGCACTCCTCGACGGTCCGCGGGACGAGCGGGTAGATGGGCACCCCGGCGCGCAGCGTCTTGGACCTCAAAACCAGCTTCGCGGGGGCGGCTTGTGGCGCGGCGGCGGCGGCCGCCCTGGCGGCTTGGGATTTGGACTTGTCGGTCTTGGTCATGTCACCTCACTCCTGATTTGGTTTTCTGAAATATCCGAAGGCCCGGGATGGTTCGCTCCCCCGCTCGGATGGCGTCGTTGACCGCCACGGGAGCGATCACCTTGTACTCGTCCGGCACCTCGGCGAAGTCCTCGACCGTAAACGCCCATGTTTTCTTCACATGGACCGTGGCCCCGCCGTCGGTGTGAACGCGACCGGTCGTGGCGCGGGCCTCGGCATCCAGGGCCGCTGCCTTGCGCTTCGCCTCGGCGGCGTCCTCGTGCTCCTGCACTGTGCTTGCATCGGCCTCGCGGGCGTCGGCCTCGGCCTGTTTCTGCCGTGCCTCCTCCTCGAGCCGACGTCGCTCCTTGGCTGCGGCATCGGCCTTGCGGGTCATGTACCCGTCGAGGCATCGTTGGAGCGCCTCCTGGGCGCCCTTGAGGGCTTTTAGGAACGGCGCGAAGTGCGTATCGACCTTGCGTGTGGAAGTCAGAAACGGGTCCTTTTGCAGTACCCGCTCGGCGTCGAACATCTTGAACGCGGCGCGAGCCGACTTGATGACGTCGCCCACCTTCGCCGCCTTGTCGTCGTTGTCCACCCCGGCTGCCGGCCACGTGATGCCGGCGTCGCAGATCCGGGCGACCTGATGCTTCTCCAAGAGTGCCACCGTGATCTCGCCCAGCCGCCCGATCAGCGGGTCGTCGGTAGACGGCAGGTTGTGCCCGATGCCGGGCGCCGGTGTCTCAATGCCGTCGGTTTCTTGCGTCATGGTTTCTCCTCCAGTTTGGCCTTGGCGAGCGCAGCGCGGGCTCTAGCCATCCAGCCTATTGACATGAACCATCCCTGATTTTCCATTCCGCCGCCACCTTCTTTCACGGCTTCTTCAAGCAGCTTCACCAAATCCTTCACCGCCTCGGGATTGATGCCAGCGGCGTAGGTGGCGTTGTAGGCGAGAACACAATGCTCCATGTCGTCTTTCGTCCCTGCGATGTCTGCGGATTCAGGTTCGGTGTACAGGCCCCCCTTGCCGCGCGGTCCGATCCGCATACAGCGCATAAGTCCGTCAGTGGGGTGCGGGCCGTAGCCATCCCAGCAGGTCCAGGGTTCGAGTTTGGTCATAGCTGAGGTTCCTCTATAACGAGAGAGCCACAGAACGGGCATTGCATGGGGCGCGTTACGCTTTTGAAAAAACGCCGACAGGTTGCGCAGAAATATTGCGATAGGTTGGTCATGGTGTGGGCTCCTGTAATGAGGCTGGTATATCTTTCGCTGGTAGCCTCTTGTGTCCGTCGCACAGAGGGCAATACATAGTCGAATCCATGTTGTCGATGCCAGTCCCGTTGCAGGCTGGACATTTCACGAGTTTGGTCATGGGTTCTTCTCCAATGCGCGATCTATTTCGTCGCTGGATAGCTTCCAGCCGCTGTTGCGTGGTAGGTGGGCTACGACCCGCGCCGCGAGCCCCTGGTAGCGCGCCACGGCGGCCCCATGGTCGCCCAGGTGGTCGGCGAGCAGTGCCAGGGCCAGTTGCAGGGATCCTGGTCTTAGGGAGCCGCACTCGAAGCCGTCTGGGTTGTGCGCCCGTAGGCCGAGGCAGACCGGCAGTTGGTAGGGATCGAGCCCCTGCTTGTGGACCGTAACGGCCAGCGCGCTAGGGTAGAGCGGCGGCACCAGCGGCCTGGTCCCCCGATAGATCGTCGCCGCGGGCATATCCAACGCGACATCGGTCTGCCGGATGGGCCGTTTGGGATTGGCCTCGGGCGCCGTCGGATCATGCGCCACCGCCCATTGGGCGCGGCTCAGGAGGAAATAGTATTCCTCCTCTGTGATGTCCCACAGGGACGTCCAAATCTTGAGGGGGTCGCGCTCCTTGTCGCCGACCTTGGCGCGCAGCACCTGATCGGACATCAGTTCGTTCGTCTCAGGATCGCGGTCGCCGTCCTCGAGCCAAATCTTCACCGGCACCCATGGGCCAGCTTTCACCAGCCGCATCCGGTAGAAGCCGGGCTCGGGCGGGCCTAATTTATTCACTTGCGGGATCATGGAATATGGATCCTCCTCGCTTCTTCGATTGCCTCGTTGAGTACGTTCATGGCCTGGACTGAGCCGCCCTTGTCGGGGTGGGCAGTCTTGGCGAGCGCGTGGTAAGCGGCCTCAGCAACAGCGAGCGGAGTGTCAGCCCCGACCTTCAAGACCTCGTGCCAGTCACGGGCCGGCGCCGGCAGGGCCACGTAGGCTGCCCCGGCCATGGCCTGCTCCGCGGTGTAAGCGCCGTACTCGGCGATCAGCCTCATGCGCGTCAGGGTCAAGCTGATCGCCATGACGTTCAGGGCTAGGCGGTCGAATCGATCACAAGCCAGCACCGATAGCACCCAGCCGTCAGTCGCGGCCGAGGGCGCGAGATACCACAGCGCCGCGCCCGGCTCGTCGAGATTAGCCGTCGCCCTGGCGTGAGGTCGAAGACCGGAGGACAGAATCCAGTTATGAATTTCCCAGCGCGCGAGCTCGTTCTCGAGCTTGATCATGTTGGTGCGGAAGTCCGTCGTCCAGCCCCGCCTATTGCCGATTAGGTCGTGGCCGTTCGTGCGCTCCTTGCCCTGCGGCCAGCAGAGCGGAAAGGCGTTGACCTGCTCGATCCTGGTGATGCGCTTCGTTCTCATGGCTTCGGCCCCTAGCGGTTCTTTGGCTTACTCCCGGCGGTGGCGCCCCAACGGCGCCATCGCATGATTCATATGGGCGCGGACCAATCTGCGGCTCGTCGCCTCCGACAGCTTCCCAGGCTTGACGGTTGCTGCCTTGCTCCGCCACCAGGGACGCCGTTGATCCAGGCGAGCCGCCGCGGCTGGGAGGGGAGGCCCGGGCCGCGGCGGAGGAACCGGGGGATCCGATCCATCAAGTCGCCCCTATGAATTGGTACTTCGCCTCCTTGCCGCTGGCCCTGATCGTCTTGATCGTGGCCCCGGCCTTCCGCAGCCCGCAAATTCGCGCCCTGGCGCTGTGCGGGAGCCATCCGGTATCCTCACATATCTCCCCCACCGTAGCGCCGCCCTTGCGGGCAAGGAGCGCCTTGAGCGTGCTTTCCTTGGCGCCGGAACCCCTCGCCTTGCGCGGCAGCGGGCCGATGATCTTCCATGCCCATGCCTGCGGCCCGATACCCCCGCCGTGCGAGACCAAGCGGTAGTCGACCCCCTCGGTGGCCTTGGCGCCTAACTCAGCACGGGCCGCGCGACGGGCGTTAGACTTGTGGCTAAAGGTTTTCATGTCGTCGTCTCCTCGCTTCTGTGGGTTGATTTCTAGGCCCTGCCGGGGGCGCTCTGGTCGTGGCTTGGCCGAGGGGGAGCCGCGGGCAAGCAGCCGCTCGTGCGTCCGCAACTCGTACCGCCCGCCCTTCGCAATGATGGTCGTGGCCGCCTCCTCCGACAGCGCGGCGATGCGGCGCTTGGGCCAGCCGAGCATCTTGAGGGCTTTGATCTGTACGGGGGTCTTGCGGCGCCGTCGATGGTTGGCGACCTTCGGCATGATGATTCGGCTTGGGCGCGGCGCACGCAATCGCGGAGGTGTGCCGCCGCTGGCACGCTTCAAGAACGGGGGAATGATTTTAGCTAGATCGTGGCTGGCCGCGCTCATCAGATGCAGCCCTCCGCCGCGATGATGGCCGTGACGTACTCCGCGGTCCCTACGTCCCAGCGGGGGTCGACGCGCCCGTTGTCCGGCCACGCCGGGAGGACTGAGAACTTCAGGCGCATGGGCGCCCCGCATTTTTTCCCGTTCACGTCCATGAGGTGCAGCTCCGGGTCCTGCTCCATCCTCCTAATCTCATACAGGGTTTGAGTGATGGTCCGGTTCTCGCTGGTCATGTCAGGATTTGTAAATGCGCGGATCGCCGTTTGCGCGGCGCCGCACGTGGTCGTGGATATAGAAGCCTGATTCCCTGGCCCATTTCTTAGCCTGTGCCAACGCCTGGTCGTAGGCGGTCGGCAGCAGAGCGAAGCCGTTGCTAAAGCCCAGAGCGACGTCACGCATCAGGCCGTGAGTGCTCACCCATACAACGCCGGGCTTGGGAGCGGTCAGTGCGATATAGAATCCGCGGCCGCTCGGTCCGTTCATGTTGGTCATTCTCCAGCCCTCCAAATCGCTATCCCGAACTTATATAGACTTTTCTATAGGAGTGCAATAGCTAATTCTATTGCCAGGGATAAAAAAAAATGCCATGCTAGACGCTATGAGCACATCAGCCGCACGACGTGCCCTCTCCCGGGCAATAAACGCAGCAGGGGGCCAGGCGGCCCTCGCCAGGGCCATCGGCGTGGCCCAGCCCACGATCCATGATTGGCTCCACCGCATCCGCCGGGTGCCAGCCGAGCGTGTGCTTGCTGTCGAGGAAGCGAGCGGCGTGAGCCGGCACAAGTTGAGGCCCGACATCTATCCGCCTGAGAAGGCGCGAGGACTTGCGGGCGTCCCCTCTCGTCCGTGAGGCCCCAAGATGGGGCGACCACCAGGCAACTCACCGGGGTTCGGACATGGCGGCTCGCCGGAATAGAGCCCTTACTGCAAGCTATGCCCGACGCAAGCAGGGCCGGCTGGCCCCGGCCTTTTTTCCTCCTCATATGAGGTACATGATGGCCTACAGCCTTACGCCAGCTCAAGCTCACTGCGCGCGAATTTTCGCGGAATTGTGGGGCATACTCGGCCATCAGCCAAAGGTCCAAGAAGTTGCTGATGAACTGTGTAGCAGCAAGGGCAACGCCCACGTCTTGATGCGTCACTTACAAGAACGCGGGTGGCTCGTACGGGTCTTTGGTCCTGGTGGCTGGTCGTTGCGCGTAACCCGGAAGCCGCCGCGGCTGCCCGTATATACGGTCGAGATCACGGACGAAGGCCGGGACCAGCTCTTGAAGACGGCATGATAGTGATTTGGCAGAAGCCGCGTCCATGATCAAACCCTCCATCCGCGCGGTCCAGCGCGAGACGGCGCTTGCGTTCGACCTGCCGCCGGGGATCATGATGGAAAAGTGGGGTCCTCGCGATCACACCCGCGCCCGGCAAGCGGCCGTGTATCTGGCCTGGGATATGTGCGGCAGGAGCCTCGGGGTCCTGGCCCGGGTCTTCCGCCGAGACCACGCGACCATCCTCTACGCCGCCAGCCGCGTCCTGGCGGTCCACCGGCACGACCCGGACTTCAAGCTGCGGCTCCGCGCCGCGAGGCGCGCGATCATCAACGGGGCAAATGGCAACAGCCGGATAAACAGATGAGCGAACCGCCCGATCCCCTCGTCCCGCCCGGGACCAACCTTCGCAACTTCGCGTTCATGCCCCTGGACGTCACGCGGCTCCGCGAGAGCGATCTTGCCGCGATTGCGACCGGCGACGAGTTCCGCGCCGCGGTGCTGTTGTGGTGCGCGGCCTGGCATCAGGTCCCGGCTGGCTCGTTGCCCGACGACGACAAGACGCTAGCCCACCTCGCTGGGTTCGGCCGCAACCTCGACGGCTGGGCCGCATGCCGCGTCGCTGCCCTGCGGGGGTTTGTAAAGTGTACCGATGGGCGCCTCTACCACCCCGTCATCTGCGAGAAGGTTTTGGGGGCGATGACCCGAAGCGAAGCTGGAAAGACGGGTGCTAACGTACGGTGGCAAAAGAGAAAACCGGATAATGCCAACGCAATGCGGCCGCAATGCCAAGACACTACACTGAGAAAGAGAAAGAAAGAAAGAAAGAAAGAAAGCCCGCCAAAGGCTTCGCCCGCCGCCTTGGCCGATCGACGCCAGCGGCAGGCGAAAGCCCAGGCGGAAAAGGACGAGGCCGAGCGGACGGGCAAGTACCGCTCAGAGATGACGCCGAGGGAGCGCAAGGCATTCGATCGCAAGGTGGCAAAGCTGCGCCCCAAGGCCTCGGCCGAGCCACCACCGCGGCACACGAGCCGCAAGTCGACCCACGTAGCTATGACCCCCGAGGAACGGGAGACAGGGCTGCGGGGTTTGGAGAGCATGAACGCCGCCAGGACGGCGGCCCAACCCAGGAGGGAACCATGATCAAGCTAGGAAATCACGTGAAGGACAGCATCACCGGCTTTGCCGGCGTCGCAACCGCCCGCACCGAGCACCTCTACGGATGCGTTCAGATCTGCGTCGAGCCGGCGGGACTGGAGCCCGACGGCAAGCTCATCAAGAGCGAGTGGTTTGACGAGCAGCGCCTGGGCATCAAGGGCGCCGTCGACCGCGTCGGCGAGTATGGGCTGAGATCCTAGATCGGATGATCGGGCGCAGCGAACCGCTTCCATTCCGGTGATGACGCCCGACGGCCCACCGAAGGCCGTTACAGGTGGGCCACTATGACAAGAGGAGGGAACCATGAACTCATCGCCACGCAAGTTCACCGTTACCGCTTGGTCGAGTGACGGAAAGAGGGCCGTTGCCATCAAGGGACCACTCAACCCCTCGGCCCTGGTCGACGAGGAGGACGTGTCACAAGCAACTCCGCGAGGTTCGTGCGCACTTCATTTTCGCCCGCAATCAGCCTAGACTCGTCGAGTGAAACGCTCCTGGCTGAAACGACCCCATAGAAGCCCTCTGATTGTGAACCGATCGATCAGCGGCGGTCGGGGGTGCCCGCCCCTGCCCCATGAGGATGCGTCGTCCGGATATTGCCGCTGGTGCGGCGAGGAGATCCTCAAGAGTGACGGCACCCTGTCGCTGGGCCGGCGGCTGCACCCTGGGGACTGTCGGCGGCAGTTCCGGGTGACTGGGTATGGGTATTTTCGGGAGGGCGTCTTCCTCCGCGACTTGGGCGTGTGCGCCGTCTGCGGCAAGAGTGACGGGTGGGACACCGGCTGGGTGGCCGACCATATCTACCCGCTGTGGCTCGTCGACCATACCGATCCTGGAGCGTGGCGCTATTGGAGCCTCGGCAACTTGCAGACGCTTTGCAAAGAGCACCACGATGAGAAGTCCAAGCGCGAGGCGCGGGACCGAGCGCACATCAAGCGGCTGCTCCAGAAGCGTCCGGGCCAGCCGGTGCAGCTCCCGCTGCCGGGGTGGGTGTGATGACGAACGTGGTTCCCTTCCCGCGCTCGGCGGAAGAGGTGCGTCGGCGGTGGCGACGGAAGGGCAAGCCCCGGCGCATCGTGGTCGCTTGCGAATGGGGGGAGGAGACGTTCGACGTCACCCCGGCTGGTGCTCGCCTGTTGCTGGGGTGCTTGGAATATGAGCGTAGTCACCGGACGCTTTCGTACCATGCTGGCACGGCAGCGGCTGATCGCTTAGTGCGCCAACTGCTAGTTGTCGAGGTGAATGACCCCAGCACGCGCTCGGTAGGCCTCTGCCTGACTCCGATTGGTCGAATAGTTGCAGTGCAAACATGGTGGGGAGAGCCGGCGGAATGAGCGTGTTTGGGTTGCTTGCTGGGCGCAAATATGGCGCGATCCTCGCCGATCCGCCCTGGCGATTCCAGACCTACTCGTCAAAGGGCTGGAACCGCAGCAACGTCCGCCACTACCCGATTCTCGAAACCGCCGACATCATGGCGCTCCCGATTGCCACCCTGGTCGCCGAGGACTGCTGCCTATTCCTCTGGACGAGCGACCCGCTGCTGCCGGAGGCGCTGGACGTGATCCGAGCCTGGGGCTTCGAGTACAAGACGGTCGGCTTCTACTGGATCAAGTCGCGGCACGATGAGCCCAGCTTGTTCCCTCTGTCCTTTCGGCCTACGCTCGGGCTCGGTTACTGGACGCGAGCGAACCCTGAGATGTGTCTTCTCGCCACGAAGGGGAGCCCGAAGCGCAAGGCTGCCGACGTGCGCCGGCTCATCGTTGCCCCGCGGCGCGAGCACAGCCGCAAGCCCGACCAGGTCAACGGCGAGATCGAGCGTCTCGTCCCTGGGCCCTACCTCGAGCTGTTCGCCCGACACCGCGCGCCGGGCTGGGACGCCTGGGGCGACGACGTGGACAGGTTCAGCAAGACGGCGTGATGCGGTTGTTTCACGTGAAACATAGGCACGCCCCATGAAGATCGAACAATGGCCGGTCGATAGGCCCAAGCCCTACCCGAAGAACCCCCGCAAGATACCAGCCGCGGCGGTCAAGAAGGTCGCCGCTTCGATCCGAGAGTTCGGCTTCCAGCAGCCCATCGTCGTCGACCGCAAGGGCGTGGTGATCGTCGGCCACGGCCGGCTGCTGGCGGCTCAAGAACTCAAGCTCGAGAAGGTCCCGGTCCTGGTCGCCCGGGATCTCTCGCCCGCCCGGGTCAGGGCATACCGCATCGCTGACAACCGGCTCAATCAGGACTCGGCCTGGGATGAGGAGCTGCTGAGCCTCGAGATTGCCGATCTCATGGGGCAGGAGTTCGACCTCGAGCTGACCGGGTTCGAGCCAAGTGAATTGACAGCCCTTGTCCCGCCCGCAGGCGGCCACACAGACGAGGACGACGCGCCGGCGGCCCCTGATAGGCCGATAAGCCGCCTCGGCGACGTGTGGCGTTGTGGGCCCCACCGGCTGCTATGCGGCGATGCGACCAAGGCCGAGGACGTGGCTCGGCTGCTCGCTGGGGCGAAGCCCAACCTCATGGTCACCGACCCGCCCTACGGGATAGGCTTTCGCTACCGCGACCACGATGATCGAGATAATGCACAGAATCGACAATTGGTAGAGCGAACCTTTGCCCTAGCACCAACCGCGAAGGTCTGGACCCCTGGGCTGAACAACTTAGCGCGCGACATCGGCCTATTTCAGAAAATCAAAATCCTTTGTTGGTGGAAAAAGTTTTCACAGGCAGGCAACGGACTCGGGGGGGCAAACACATGGGAGCCAGTATTCGTTGTGGGAGTAAAGAACGGTCGGTTGCCAAATGATCATCTAGAATTTCCGACTGATCGTGTCCATGATTTACTCAGCGGACATCCGTGCCCGAAACCTGTGGCCTTGTTCCGTCATTTAATTGAGAAGTTGGCTGGAGACGGCGCATCCGTCTACGACCCGTTCATCGGCTCCGGTACGACCATGATCGCAGCCGAGACGATCGGGCGCGTCTGCTATGGCATCGACATTGACCCCGTTTATGTGGACGTGGCGGTCAAGCGGTGGCAAGACTTCACCGGGGGCAAGGCGCGGCTCGAGGGCGGTGGGCTGTTCGCCTCAGTTAGCAGATCGAGAGCGAGGCATGGCAAAGAAGCGAAAGCCGCGTAAGCCGAAACGCTGCGGCGCCAAGGGCAAGCGCACCGGCAAGCCCTGCCGTAATTGGGGTTTGAAGAACGGCCGCTGCCGATACCATGGCGGCCTGTCGCCCGGACCCCCGGAGGGCAACCGGAGCGCCTGGAAGCACGGCATATATTCGCGCCACATGACGGCCAAGGACAAGGCGCTGGTCGTCAACATGACGCACGGCGAGCTGACGGAGGAGATCGTCGTGCTCAAGGTCCAACTCGCCAGGGCCATCGAGGCGCAGGCGAAGGGGGACGCGGTCACCAACCCGGATGCGGCACATCTTCACGTAGACGAGGTTGTGACGGGGGACACGAAGCGCGTGGTGCGCCGGCGCCGCGACTATGACCGCATCGTCGTCAGCCTTACCCAACGCATCAAGGACCTCACGCTGGCCCAGGAGTTGCTGCTCAAGGAAGGCGCCGCCGGCGTGCCCATGGCGGTCAGGATGGAGGTCACGTATGTCTCACCAGACGGCAAGCGTAAGGACCGACCTTCCTGAGTGGGCTGAGTTTCTGGCCGAGCCAGCGCGCTACAAGGTGGCGTATGGCGGCCGCGGGGCGAGCAAGTCGTGGAGCTTCGCCCGGGCGCTGCTGATCGAGGCGATGCATGGGTCCAAGCGGATCCTGTGCGCCCGTGAGTTCCAGGTCAGCATCAGGGACAGCGTCCACCGCCTACTCGAGGACCAGATCGGCCTGATGGGTCTGGACGACAGCTTCGAGGTGCTCGGCAACGAGATCAAATCGACCGCCGGCAGCTTGTTTCTGTTCGAAGGCCTCCGCTACAACGTCAGCCGCATCCGGTCCATGGAGGGGATCGATCTGTGCTGGGTGGAGGAGGCAGAGAAGGTCAGCGACAAGAGCTGGGAGGTCCTGATCCCCACCATCCGAAACGAGGGATCGGAGATCTGGGTGACGCTCCACCCGGACGATGAGAACGACCCGACGTACAAGCGGTTCGTTGCCCGCCCGCCCCCCGACGCCGTGGTCAGGCGCGTCGGCTGGGAGGACAACCCGTGGCTGCCCGAGGAGCTCCGGAAGGAGAAGGACTACCTCTACCGAGTCGATCCGGACGCAGCGGAACACGTGTGGGGCGGAGAGTTCCGCCTGGTCAAGAGCGCGCAGGTGCTGGCCGGCAAGTGGCGGGTCGCGTCGGTCGAGCCGGGGCCGGGCTGGGACGGCCCCTACTATGGGGCGGACTGGGGGTTCAGCGCGGACCCGACGGTCCTGATCAAGTGCTGGATCGCCGCCAACGTCCTCTACATCGAGAGGGAGGCCTACGGCCTGGGCGTGGAGATAGGTGACATTCCCGCCTTGTTTGATAAGATCCCCGGCAGTCGCGAGCACACAATCCGAGCGGACTCGAGCCGGCCGGAAATGGTGAAGCACATCGCCGGCCAGGGCTTCAAGATCGTGGGGGCGTCCAAGTGGCCGGGGTCGGTGAAGGACGGCATCACCTTCTTGCGCTCGTTCGAGGAAATAGTTATAGACCCTGGGTGCAGTGGGATTCGGCAGGAGGCGAAGCTGTGGCGCTACAAGGTGGACCGCTTGACTGAGGACGTGCTGCCGATCCTCGAGGACGGCCACGAGCACGGCTGGGACTCGGTGCGCTATGCGCTGCAGCCGCTGATCAAGAAACAGCCCGCATGGAGGCCCGTATGAGCAGCAACCCAACGTCACCTTTCTTCCGGGACCAGCGTCCTAATCCGGCTTTGGTCCTCCTCGCTGTGGTGGTCGTCATCGCCGTGATCGCCTATGCCGTTGGCGCGTGGTGGCCGGTATGAAAATGATCTCATTGCGCGAGCTTGGTCGCCTGACCGAACGGGTCGGTGTTACTCTTATGGTCATGCAGACTGAGGACGGGATATTGCAAGAATGTTTCCGGGTGCACATCAAGCGCGCTACCGCTAATTACCTCCTTGATACTCCAGTCCAGGGGAACGCATGACATGAATTTCTTCACCAAGGCACTCTCGGCGATGCGCCATGCGGGGCCGGTGATGTTCCTGCTTGGCCGGTTGGCCCGGACCAAATTCGACTACGCGAAGGAGGTCGGCACGGGGGTCGACGCCAGCGTGGTCATGGCCCCGATCCAGTGGATACAGCGGGCCTTCCCCGACGCCAGGCTGCGAGTTACCAAGAGGCAGAAGGGCCAAGTCGAGGAGATCGACAAGCACCCATTGCCGGCCCTGATCGACGCCCCGAACCCTTTCTATACTGGCGCGCACCTATGGGCCGCCACGCTGTTCTCATCCCTCACGGCCGGCAACGCCTATTGGTTGAAGGTCAAGACGATCGCGGGAAAGGTCGTCCAGCTTTGGTACGTTCCCCATTGGGCCATCACGGCGAAATGGCCGCACGACGGAATGGAGTTCATCAGCCACTACGAGTACAGACCGGGCGGCGGTCAAGTAATGCGGCTCGAACCCGAAGACGTCGTTCATTTTCGTCATGGGATCGACCCGACCAATACGCGCCTCGGCGTGTCTCCATTGCACAGCGTCATCCGCGAAATCTTCATGGACCTCGAAGCCTCAAACTTCGTGGCGAGCCTTCTTAAGAACAGCGGCGTTCCGGGGGTGGTGATCAGTCCGGATGGCGACGTCACGGTTGCGCCGGATGACGCCAAGGCGGTCAAGGCGTGGTTCACGGAGGAGTTCGGCGGCGATCGCCGAGGCGGGCCCCTGGTGATGGCGGCGAAGACCAAGGTGCAGCAATACGGTTTCAGCCCCCAGCAGATGGACCTCAGCGTAGTGCGCAATGTGGCGGAGGAGCGGGTGTGCGCCGCCCTGGGTATCCCCGCCGCCGTGGTTGGCTTCGGATCCGGTCTCGAGACGGCCAAGGTCGGCGCGACCATGAACGAGCTGCGGCGGCTCGCCTGGATCAACGGCGTCATCCCCTTGCACCGCGCCTTCGCCCTCGAGCTGCGGCGGTCGCTGCTGCCGGACTTCCGGTTGCCCCTGATGACGCCCGAGACGGTTGTCGATTTCGACTTTTCCGAGGTGACGGCGCTCGAGGAGGATCTGAACGAGCGGGCGAAGCGCCTGGACATCGGCGTGAAGGGCGGCTGGGTCCAGGTGGCCGAGGCACGGGCGGCGATGGGGTTCGACGTGGACGAGAGCCACCGGATTTTCCTCCGGGGGTTGACCGTGATCGAGGTGCCGGGCTCCGGCGCCGTCCCGCGCCTACCGCCGCTCTCGGCGGACGATGACGACAAGGGCGGCAAGGTCATTCCCCTGCTACCGCACCTAAAGGCGCATACGCTGGGCGAGGAGCGGGCCACCGGCAATCCCAAGCGCAAGCCGACCCAAGGCCAGGCCCGATACGTGGCGGCGCTGGCTCGTCAAATCCCCGTGCTATCCGAGGTCTTCGAGAAGCGACTGGCGAAGTTCTTCGACAAGCTGGGCGCCGCCGCCAGTGGGGCCGCCCTGCCGATCCTCAAGGAAGCGTTCAAGGCCGCTCCGGACGACGTGATCCTCGCGGAGCGCATCCTTGAGGCGCTGGACTTGAAATCTCAGGAGGCCGTATTCGCCAAGCTGTACGAGGCCCACTACATCACCGTCGCCAAGACGGCGGGCGAGGCCGCGGATCTAGTGGGATTGGCGACCGACGTTCCGGATCCGCTGGCCCGCGCCATGATGGCAGCCGGCGGAGGGCGGTCGAAGCTGGTCGGCTTGGAGAAGGACGCCCGAGTTACGCTATTCAACTCACTCACCGAGGGGCGCGCCGCCGGAGAAGGGGCGGACGCCCTGGCCCGGAGGATAAGGACGCAGGTGCCGAAAGGTCCATGGTCCGATGTGCGCACCAGGGCCCGCGTGATTGCCAGAACCGAGACGGCTTACGCTCAGAATATATCGACCATCAAGCGTTCTGAGCTGGCCGGCCTGGAGCGGGCGCTGGTATTCGACAACCGCACGGGGTTCGACGACGACATCTGCCCGGGGCTCGACGGCATCGAGGTGACGCTGGCGGAGGCACAGCAACTCGCCTCCGACGAGCACCCCAACGGCACGAGATCGTTCTCGCCCCTAGTGCAGGACGAGCTATGAGGCCTTTCGACGGAGGACAAACCATGGAGACTGAGAGGAAACTAGGCGTCGAGCTGAAACAACTCGACGAGGAGGGCACCGGGCTGGCCCGGATCGCCACGCTCGGCGTGATCGACGCCGACGGCGACCTGACCCTCAAGGGCGCGTTCGGGGAACAGCACGTGCAGGTGCTTCCCACGCACGACTGGGGTTCTGTGCCGCTCGGCAAGGCACGAGTGTTCGAGAAGGGCAACGAGGCCCTGGCGGAGTTCAAGCTGAACCTCGAGACAGTAGTCGGGAAGGAGTGGCACGCCGCTCTCATGTTCGACCTCCACGACGGCAAGCCGATCCAGAATTGGTCATATGGCTTCACGGTCGAGGAGGCGAGCTTCGAGGAGAGGGACGACGTCGGCCGGGTGCGCATCCTGGAGAAGCTCACGGTCCATGAGGTTTCCCCCGTGGTGATTGGGTCGGGCGTGGACACTGGAACCTTGGCGATCAAGGCCTCGAGGTCGTTCGAGGTGCAGCTCGACGCGGTGATGGCCGAGATCGACGACATCGTGGGCAGGGCTGCCAGCATCTTGAAGCTGCGAAGGGTCGAGGGCCGTAGCCTGTCTATCGCCCGGTTGGATCAAATCGCGGTGCTCAAGACCCGTCTCGACGAGATCATCGAGGCGTGTAAGGAAGTCAGCCCGGAAGAAGCTGGCCGTCTCTTGGCCCGGTTCGAGGCCATCAAGACGGGGCGGTATGCGGATGGGTAGGGGTTGACACGGGGGCGGGCCCCGTGCTCTAAGCTCGCCCGACAAAGGGGGCCGTTCCGCTCCCATTTTCCCATCGCGTCTCCGCTGGCGGGGACGTTCATCAGGCCGAGCGCAGGCGCTGGCGAACGTTAACAGTGGAGGCAATCATGTCCACGTTGAAAGAGCTTCGCGAGAAGCTCGAGACACAGGAAGCCGCCCTCGAGGCCGTCTTCGCTGAGGCCAAGGACGACAAGGGCGAGTATGACTTCACCAAGGTCAAGTGCCTTGGCGATGAGGTGAAGGGCTCAGTCGCGGTTGCCAAGAAGGTCCGCGAGATGAACGATGCCATCACCGAGACGGCCAAGGAAATCGAAACCATCGACGCCGCGCTCAAGGCTCATGCGGACCTGGAAAGCCGCAACCAACCCCAGCGCACCGTCCCGCATCCGGATGGCGGAGGCGACCCCATCGCCGCACCGGCCGAGATCAAGACGCTCGGTCAGCGGATCACCGAGCACCCCGTGTTCAAGGAATGGCTGGCTGGCGACAGGTCCTCGCCGATCGAGATTCCCGACTATGGGCTCGCCGAGCTCAAGACGCTTTTCCAGACCACCGTCGGTTGGGCACCGGAGTCTACCCGCACCGGCCAGTTGGTCGATGCCGTCACTCGTCCCATCCAGGTCCTCGACGTGATTCCCGCCGGGCAGACCGGCCAGGCTGCCGTGGTCTACATGGAGGAAACCGTGCGCTCCCACGCGGCGGCGGAGATGGCCGAGAACGCCGCCTACGCCGAGGCGCAGTTCGAACTTGACGAGAAGAACAGCGTTGTCCGCAAGATCGGCACCAGCATCCCGGTCACGGACGAGCAGCTCGAGGACGTCCCGATGGTCCAGGGCTACCTCGAGCAGCGGCTTCGCTTCGGCGTCCGCCAACGGCTCGATGGGCAGGTCCTGGTGGGCGATGGTAACGCGCCGAACCTCCGGGGCATCACCCAAGTCGTCGGTATCTTGACCCAAGCCAAGGGCGGCGATCCGGTGCCGGACGCCATTCACAAGGCGATGACCCTGGTCCGGGTCACCGGTCGGGCGCAGCCGAACGTGATCATGCTCCACCCGAACGACTGGCAGGACATCCGCCTGCTGCGCACCGCGGACGGCATCTACATCTGGGGCTCGCCCTCGGAGGCCGGCCCGGCCCGCATCTGGGGCCTCCCGGTCGTCATAGCCGACGCGCTCACCGAGAACACTGGCCTGGTGGGCGACTTCGCCAACTTCTGCAGCCTGTTCGAGCGCCGGGGCATCGAGCTCAAGATCGGGCTCGACGCGAGCGACTTCACCACTGGCAAGCAGCACATGCGGGCCGACATGCGCACCGCCTTCGTCGTGTTCCGCCCGGCGGCGTTCGCAACGGTCACCGGCATCTGATAACGGGCCATCATTTGAAGTTCTAAGGAGGATCCCATGGGTATCATCGAAGGCGGCGTGGTCATGCCGGATGCGTTTCCGCGCCATGTGAATCCATTCGGTAACATTCGTCGCGTCGTTTCTGCGGGCACGATCCAGAGCGTGGTCGATGCGGCGCTGGCGGGCGACGTTCTCTACATCGAAGCGGGTACGTACGTCGAGAACGTCATCATCAACAAGCCCGGTCTGACGCTGGTCGGCTTGGGGGCGCGTGGCCAGCCCTGGATCAATCCGGCATCGGGCGGCGGACTGCAGATCGGTGATCTCGGCGACGACACGGTGATCGTCAATCTTGGCATCGGTGGGGCGGGGGCTGCCGCCTGGGCATTGAACATCAAAGCCGCCGCCGAGGTCCGGCTCTACGGGAGCAAGTTCGAAGGCCCCACCGGCACCGTCGTGTTGCTGGACGGGACCGACGACGACCAGTGCTCCAACATCCTGTTCGACGACTGTGAATGGGCATGGGGCGGCTCCGGCCTGATGTTCGACAACTCGCTCTATGGGTATCCGACGCAGATCAGGGTCAAGAACGGCCTGTTCCACAACATGACGGCAGTCTGCATCGGGGCGGAGGCCGCTGGCGGCGTAGTCGATCTGTGGGCCACGGACAACATTTTCGCCCGTCAGGAGGATGCGACCGAGCCGACCGATTACATCAATCTCGATCGGGTTGGCGATACCGGGTTCTTCGGTGGGAACTTCTTCGCTGCCGCAACCAACTCGAATACGTTGATGCGGATCGCTGCCGGCATCATCTGGGGTCCCAACGGCACAGAGGCGGGGTGGTCCACGGCCAGGCCGTCGTAATCCGCACTCGGCATCGGCAGGTGAGAGGCCCGTGAAGTGGCTCTACCCGGCCCCACCGATGTCGCGTGGCGAGTGACTATTCCACCCGGCCCCCCGATAGACCTGTATGGGCCGGAACCGACGGTCTCCACCGTGCGCATCCGGGTGAAGAATCCCCATGTCACCCAATCGATCTTCATCGGTGGAAGGGGAGTCACGCCGGGGAACGGCTATGAGTTGGAGCCGGGGGATGCCGAGACGTTCATCCTGCATCCGTACCTCGGGCAGCATCTGTGCGCGGTGGTTGCCGGGGCACCTGCGGTAACGGTGCAGTGCATACGAGGCGCAGAATAGGAGGAGGTCATTTCGGCATGCGCAATCTGCACAAGTGGGTGCTACTGCTTCTTTGCCTGGTAGCCCCCACCATCGTCCTGGCCGAATTTCCGTCCATGACCTACGCGCAAACGGCGGTCAACGTCACCACCACGACCGCCGAGGTTCTCGCCGCCAGCGTGGATCGGAAATGGGTGTTGATCATCAACGACTCCGACACGACTATCTATTGCAAGCTCGGAGTTGCAGCGGTCGTCAACGAGGGGATCCCGATCAATGCAAACCGCGGGTCGTTCGAGATCAGTCCGCAGCTTGGCAACTTCGTTACTGGCGCGATCAACTGCATACACGGCGGCATCGGTAACAAAGTGCTCCTCGTCGTAGAGGGTCAATAAATGAGACGCCTGTGGAAATTCCCTGTCGTCATCGCGGCGCTGTTTGCGCTTGCGTTTTTCGCTCGCGCAGGATCGCTCGATAGCCCTGGCGTCAACGAGGCCAACGATCCGGTCACGTGGACCGGCGTTCACACCTTCAACAACCATGTCGACATCGTCCACGCGGCCACGGAAGAAGATGACCATGCGCTTATAATCAATGCCGACGCGGCTGGCTTCGGCGGCGTTGAGGGCTTGGACATAAGCTACACCACCGGGGCCGTAGAGGCTGGCTCCGATGATTCTGTCATTCTCGTAAATATCGACGAATCGGCTTCCTTGGGTGGTGAGGTCCGCGCCCTTGAGGTGTTGGCGACCGAAGGCTCGGCCATGGTAGAGGCGATCCATGTGGGGGTCGGCGTGGCAGTCCTCCACCAGAGCGTCGGCACCTTCGGCGACATGGACAGCGCCTTGGTGAAGGCGGTTGACCGGCTGGCGGAGTTCACCTCGACCGGATCCGACATCGTGATGTTCGTCGCGGACAACGACACCATCATAATCGGGGACGCGGCACAGTTCGGCGAGATCGAGTTCCTGCTGGACACCGTGGCATCGGGTCCAGGAATCAAGCCGAGGTTCGAGTTCTCGACAGGGGTGGGAACGTGGTCTGCCTTCGTCCCGACGGACGGCACCAACGGCCTCCGCAACTCGGGCGTTGTCGACTATGACCCGGCCAATCTATCGGGCTGGGTGGTGGGAACGGGCAGCGAGTTTCTAGTCCGGATCACTCGAACCGCGAACAATCTCACCACGACGCCAATCGAGGACTTGATTCAGATCGCTGCGACGACCGACTTCACTTGGGGCGCGACGGGCGACCTGATGATCAACGATTTGGTAGCTGACGTCGCGACCGTGAACCAACTTGGAAGTCCGGTTGCCACGATCGATGTTGATGGAGTTACCACCTTCGCCGTGACTCGGAACGTGATGCAGCTTACCTGCACCGGCGCGGAGACCATCACCACGATCACGGGCGGGGTCAGCGGGCAGCTCCTGACGATACTCCACGAGGACACCGACTGCACCCTGAACGACACCGACGACGACACCGCGGCTCAACTCGATCTCGTTGGCGCGGACGGTGATCTCGTGGGGGCCGAAGATTTGGTTATCCTATTCGTTTTTACAGGCTCTCACTGGCTACAGGTCGGCGCATCGCAAAACTAAATGCACAGATGCAGGAGAACGGAACAATGCCTAAAGAACTCACGAACATGATCGCGGATCGTAGACTTTGGCTCACTGCCGACCGTCAGCGTGTAGTCGAGGAGGGCAGTACCGATGCCGCGATATTGTATGCCACGCCAGGGACGGTAATCCTCGGCGAGGCGGTCGAGCGGTTCAAGATCAAGGCTCTCAAGAAGTCCGAGGACAAGGCTGTGAAGCCCGACGAGGACAAGGGCGGGAAACCCAAGGGCGGCTTGACGGTGACCCGTAGCGCGACGCGCATCGGCAAGAAGCCGGTGGCGAAGGCGAGATAACAGGAGGCATCCATGGCTGACAGAACCATCGTACCCCAGCGCATCC